ACGCCACTAGCCACAGTCACCGTCCCTGTAGTATCCGTTGCAGTAGTAGTGATCGTAGTAGTGGGGCGCATGAAGGACCACTCATGGGCAATGGCCTCATTGGGAAGTGGCGGTGGGTGATACACCGATCTCAAAGCCTGCTTGATGATGTAGTCTACATCGTCTACCTGTTGGGCAGTCCAGTTGGAAGGATCGCGATCATAGCCAACCTCCATGCCGATCTCGCGCCTAAGATCACTGTACTGAATTGATAGACTGGATTCAGCCATGTGCAGCGGCTACCTTTTTCTTGCGGATCACCTTGGAAACCTTCTTCTCAACCGGCTCAACCACCTTTTCCTCAACGTCCTGATAATTGAGGTACTCGTTATAGGTGGATACTGTCTTTGTTTTGTCTAGCTTCGCTGCTTCCCACGAAACTAATACTGGAATCAACTCTGGCCCATTCATAAATCCACCACCAAAGATAGGCTTCTTGTAGTTGTTTCCAGACTCTACCAGTCGCAGCAAACTAATGGGCAGCTTGGTTCCCTTTAACATCTGTAGTAACTGATCGAATTGTCTTCGTGTCGCCTGCATGTGTTTCTCCTTATTCTTGTTCGTCCTGCCTCCACTGTGGGGCATAATCGAAAGCCCTATCGCGAAAATTTCGGCTCCTGCTGGCCTCAAACGTTTTTTTTCTGTCCCTTCGCTTTTGTCTGATACCCTCTATAGTTGTCCTATATGGCTCCGGTAGATCGGGCGGGGCTTCTGGGTATCGCCCCCTGTCCGACAATATCCTCTCGGCCTCCCTATAGGCCTCCTCCTCAGACAAACCCTCTTCCATCAATTTCTGCATCAGGGCTTGAGCCTCTGGTGTATTGGGCATTTCTTTTTTCCTTAAAAAACCTTGCGGGCTGGGGTTGCCCCCAACCCGCGAAGGATTAACAACACTTTTTGTTACGCCTCTTCGTAAAGCTGCGCAACTTTCCACCAATCAAGCTGCGATGCCACTTCCGATGCCGCGCCAACCTTTGTCACAAGGACTAGGCCAAGAGGCTCAGCATCAGGGAAAGTAGCCGCCGCAATGTTGGTTCCAGTAACATACGTCGTCTGCTCAGTACCATCCACATACACCGTAATCCTCTTAGAGGTGAGTGCATTAGGATCGTACTTGAAGCCAAACTTATAGAACGTATTAGCTACCGGAACTTGCACTCCAGCAATCGCCACTGTCTGCGCCTGTCCCTCGGCCTTGTAAACAAAGTCAATGGCATCGCCATCGGCTTGATCACAATGGAAACCGAGATACGAAAACGCACCCAGATTGGCATCGTCATCAGTCAACGCCAGGGTATTGGAAATAGGTACGCTTGATCCATGATCAAACGCCAATCCCAAGAAAAACCCTAAACCGTTGTTGGCAATAGACGCCTTTGAAAAGCGAGCTTCAAACCACAATTTGCGGTCATCGCCCGCCGTATCCGATACCTGAGCGATGGGGCCATGTGTTGTAAGCACAGCCTCGTCGTTATCAGCATCGTTTCCGGCAATCTCTACTTGCCCACCAACTACTGCCGCTTTTTGCGTAAAGGTAACACCAGTATCGCCATAACTGCCATACTTATCAGTGCTACCCGTACCGGCAACAATCGTGTTCTGATTGAGGAAATCGTCAAAAAACTCAAAACCCACATTCGGATCTTGAATATCCCGTGGCAAATCAGACCAGATAATTGGGCTGGGACCACGGTCATCATTCTTACCCTTGTACTGTACAAGCGGTGTAAATGCCATGATTAAGCTCCTTATACCTTAGTACCAATTGCCTGGGCCCGACGATCTGTGCAGAGAAGATTCCAAGTCGTGTCAACGTAAACAACGAATACGTTGTGCTGACCGGGGGCCTTCTCAGGCTCAGTTTCTCGAAGGACATCGCCCTTCAAGAAGATCGGGTGGAAATTGTTGAAGTTGAGGAAGTAAATTGGATTTGTCTCGGATGAGTTATCATCCAAATACGGAACCCAAACGACAGGGGTACGCTTGAAAACAGTCTCGTCCTGATACTTCGCAGCATCATTACCAAGATTGTCGTTCTGCTTACGAACCAAAGATTCGTAATCATCAAGCGTGGTTTCATCCATATAGATTCTCATTGCGCTTCCATTACCTTTACGGTAATCGTTGACATCAATGGGACTCTTGAAGTTTGTCTTGCGATAACACCGACGCATTTTCGCAAGAGCATCCTGATCCGTCATAGCGGAATAGTTGAACGTGTAGTTCTTCCAGCGAGTATAAGTACTGCTGTCTAAACCACCTGCTCCACTAGAAAACCCACTCGGGTTTCCACCATTAAACGCACCAGCCGCAGTAGTAGTGTCAGACACTACCCAATAAGGAACACCAAAAACATCCAGTTCATTAGAACTAGAAGCTGGCTTACTCCAAAACTGCGTTTCCATGTGATCCGCTTGAGCAACAAGCGCACCAGCACGGCGTAACTTCAGCACCGACAGAACTGTGTTCTGCCCGACTTGAATCAACGCTTCGCGTCGTTCCCAAGCCCACTCCGTCACCGTGTGCTTCCACGGTGCTTTAATCTGCTGGAGTAGATCTGGAATCGAAACATCGTCAGTCTGGAACATACCAACCTGACGAGCATTACCGCTGTTCTTGACAGCAATATTGCGCTGAATCTGATCGCCACCCTGGATCTCGACTTTATCTTTAGTCATGATCCGCTTGGCAGCTTCGTGGTGCTGTAAGTCAGTCATCAGGGAAGTAAACTTATTCTTCCCTAAGTGATGTTGCGTACCTTTGATAAGGTCAGCAATATCAGCATCCGATAGGATGTTGACTGCCATAGTAACACTCCATTAGTTATCAAATAGTTCCTCTACAGACATTCGAGGGGCGGTGTTCCATCCCCGTTCGGACGCCATTTGATCGAACGATTCGTACCACTCTGAGTCTTCCCCAGGAGCGATAGGCGAACTCGCCCGCTTTGACGGCCTAGCGACAAAACGGCCCGAAGCATCACGGAGACGATCCGCGAGCCTTGCCTGAGATTCCCTAGTTGCCTGTTCAACTTGAAAATCTGGAAACGACACACCTACGGCGCGTCGAAACAAGTCTTCATTCGTCATATTGGGACTAATCTGTTGTAGTTGTCCGAAAACCTCCCACAAGTGTGAGGCGTTTTTATTTGCCTCAGAACTTGGAACAGAGCGTTCTTCGGACGACGTTCCCAATAAGGAATGGTATCCATCCCCGAGTTCGGAAATTGCGTCTTCAAACCCAGTAATGTTATCTATTTGTACCTGCTCTTGTTCATGTGTTGCAACATCAGCATGGTACTTTTGCATTTCTTCTACTTGTGCCTGGAGCTTTTTGAAGTTCCCGGCTATGCCCTCATCCATGTACTCGTCGAACTGTAACTTGTAGTTCTCGGGTAATTCTGGAGAAGGCTCTTGAGGCGGTTGCTCTACAGGTTGTTGTTGGAGTTCTTGTATCTGCTGCTCATAACCTTGAAATCGGTTGAGCATCTGCTGATCCATCTTGTTCATCCAATATTCAAGGTGGCCGGGAGACTCAAAGGAAGATATCTCCTGCTCTGAGAATCCAAGATCGTGCGCCCTTGAAAGTTGGTAGTCTGTGTACCCGTTGCTTTGAGGATCACCCTGTGTAGGCTCCTCAGACTGTTCCCTCGGCTCACTCGACTCCTCACTAGGCTTTAAGTCTAGAATAGACTCATCTGAACCTAGTTCGGTTTTGGCCTGCTCTTCGGCGACTAACTTATCGTCTGCCGTAAGTTCAGCATCCAAAATGGCATCTTGTACGTTTTCAGGTAATTCATTCTCTGACATTTGTTTCTCCTTAGAACATTCGACGATTTCCTAGACTTTTACTGTAATTACTAAAGGCATTGGATTGGCCGCCACCACGCCTAGAACGTCGACCACCACCAAACCCGCCGCCCATGCCGCCACCACCGCCCACAACCATCCCGCCACCACCGCCCATGTATGAAGTAGACGGTGGACTTTGGCCCCACCCGACACCGGCAGGATTCGGTGGTGGACTTTGGCCCAAACCGCCGGTGTTTTGGGGGGAGTAATCATTGGCCATCATGCTTCCAATATTTGGCCCCATGCCTCCCGAGGCATATTCTTTTCTCAGCCGCTCTGCGGTCTCTGCGTCAAGGGTATGGAACTGGCCCCCAAAACGCTTTCCGGCTGGAGTCACCCCCGAGCGGTCTTTCCACATATAACCAGTAAACCCGGCCTTTGGCCCCCCCGGCCCGGTTATGCCATACAGTCCCTGCTTCATTGGAGGCCTCGCCATTATTTAGCCCTTTGTCTGTAACAAGCATCTCTGTCGTGCATACCAGAGGCTTCTAGGAGTTTGTTTCGGTGTCCGTTGCTTCTAATCTTTACCGCACCATCTGGGCGTATCTCGGTGCTTCCTAAGCCATGCTTGCCAAGATGTGCCTGTAAATCAGGAATCTGGTTGGGGTTTACGCCTAAGTTGTGAGACCAATATTGAGGCGGGGCAGAACCCTTTTCCTGATCCTGTGGATGATCGTGCCACGTTAAGTCGCCGTTCTCATCCTTGTACAAATAGTGTTTTCTAATCTCGCTCATCTAATCTCCAACCCATGCCCTGTAAACGACTTCTTAGAAAAGACTCGGGCAACGGGTGTGTTTCCTTCGGTAAAATTATGCTCACTTCTAACTCGGTGTCTGAATGTTCCACCGCTTCGACGTAGGCATCTTCCTCACTTAAAAGGGCGTAAATAAACTTTTCAACTATGTCTTCTGTAGTTCGCGTCAGGTTATCCGGGTGGAGCAGAGCCACTGTTCATCTGGGGCTTTTGGTTTCCTTGTGCTGCCATCATCTGCTGAAGCATCTGCTGGTTTCCTCGATCCGTCGCCCCAGGCTTACTAACTCTCTCATACGTTCTCGTAGTCTGCGGCGGCATCTTGGAACCCGGCTTCTGTCCTAACGATCCTTGTCCAACAGGTAACGGCATCCCATCCTGGGTTTTAACAATATCCAAGAGTTCTGGGACATTGTTGTACTCTGACAGCAACTTGATAATTTGGTCAATATCAAACATGCGCCCGTTTTCTTGTAACATCTGCAAGAGTACAGGGTTGCTTACTAGTTCTGTTAGGAACCCAGCCCGCTGTTCGGGGCTTGTATATTTCATTGAGAAGGGGCGAATGTCGAAGTTCAACTCATGCCACATCTCACCGCGTGCTTCGGCGGGGATTGTGAAGGGAACCTCTATCTTGTCGCTGACGTGGATAACGTCATCAAAGTCCTTGAGTGGATCGTTCCACCAGTAGTACAGAAGGCTTCTGACTACGCTTCTCACACCCTCGAATGTTTCGTTCTTCATGTCCTCAAGCTGAGACTGAGCTTGTCCCAGGTTCATGCTGTCCTGGCCTACGGTTTCCGACTGTGGGCCTAAACCACCAAGCGCACTCAAGTTACCGCCAATCTTGTCCATGATATTATCAAGGGACATCGCATAGGACATTAACTGCTGATCTATGCCTGGATTGTCGAATACCTTCACAGAGTTGGGATCGTTCATCTGAACCATCTCACCGTCACCCGCTTCTCTTTGTCTGCGGGCGTCTTCGTCATGGCCTGACTGAAAACCAAAGATTGTCTTCTGCCTGATAGCTTTGCGGGCGTTCTTGTTAAGAATCTGGTTTGCTAGTTCGTGTACGTCCCGCCAGTGAGCTACTGGGGGTACGGGCATACACTGTCCTACCGGCCAGTCAAAGCCCAGGAAATGATACGGGCCTGCATACATAGGCCCATCCTTCGGGCCTTCCCACTTCCTGATCGCTAGAGGCTCGTTTGTGTGGGCTAAGTCGTCCGATGAATCATTCGATGCAGAGAAAGTAATAAGTTCATTCGTATCAGGCAGGTAGATTTCCCACAGTTCAACTTCTTTGATTAGCTTCTCTGCGGTTTGCCCTTCACCGCCACTGATGGTTCCTATCTTCGCGTCACCCGTTTCGTTTGTCTTTGAGGGTAGTAGCTCACCTAGAGACTGTTGGGCTTCCTTGTTCCAGTCTGGGAAGTTCTTGGCGTGTTCCAGGGGCATTCGGTACTTATGGCCCATGAAAGAACAATGTTCCCAAGGCTTGCCTTTGGCCTGTAAGTCCTGCACCCAGTCTTCTAAAAGGATGTTCTCTGCAAATGTCTGCCCTACAGGGATGGGTAATACTTCGCCCATCTCTGTCTGATAGTCCATGATGTTTGTTTGTTCCCAACCAACCTTCAGGATACCCATTCCGAATAGTGCGGCATTAACCCACTCTCGAATCTTTGAGCCAAGATCAATCTCTTTTAACATCCCGTTACCGAGGCGTTGCGCCCTGGCAGCGATGTGCTTCATTTCCTGATTATTGGTGGTGACAGTAATCTGCGGCATACGAGAGGCTAATAGCCTGCCGTATATCTGAGAGCCGAGTTTGATGTAGTTCATCGGAACCCTGTCACTGGTTCCATCCTCTGAGTAGTGCTTACCTACATACTGTCGGACTGATTCGTAGGTATTTCGTCTGTAGGGCTGGAGTTTACGGTAGTTCTGGGAGACTACTGCCCTGAGTTTGGGTACTGTTACCACGATAGCTCCTGCTCTTTTCGTTTGAGATGTTTCTTGCGTCTAGCTGCGAAACTATAGGGCGGTGGAGCGAGATCACTCGTAGGCGTCTTCTTGAGTTTGATTGCTGGCCGATCCATAATCCCACGCCAAGCCACCGCCGTAGCAATTACCCTGTCACCGTGGTTATCGCCACCGTGGGCAGGATCTTCTGAATGTAAAGACTTCTGATGGACAACCTTCTGCCCGCTATAGACGTAATCCTTGCACTCGTTGATGCACAACGTACTTCGCTCAGTGTAGTCACCGCTTGCGAGTGCTTTGGCGTGGTTTGAAAGAAGCATCAACTTAGTCTGTGGCGTTGACCACCAACCGGGGGTGAAAGTCTTTTTCTTTTTAATGTTCGATTCGTTAGTACGCATAAAATAATGGGCATACCCGAATTCAATAACGTGGGAGCCAAACGCCCCACCGGGGCCGTTGTCTTCCCAGATCAAATATGCCTCTTCGTACAAGCCTTTAAAGAACTTACCTAAAGCCCTAACGTATCTAGCGTAATCTACTACGGAAATGTCATTACACGCAAACTCAGCAACCTTAAAACCTGTGGTTACGTCGATTACCACAGCAGCGTGATTTGTAGATCCTGGCCCACCTTTTCCCGATGCTATGTCGCATCCAATGACGTATCTTCGATCCTGGGGTGGGACACCGTTGACTAGGGGCGTCCAGATCTTCAACCTACCGTTCGGGACAGAGAGCCACTCAGGTTCCATGACTTCGGGTACAAAGTCCAAATCCCCTGTGTGGAACGGTTCCATGCAGGTATCTTCGCCATGTTTGAGAGATTCTGAGTCATAGAACTGGCTACCTGATCCTGAGTAGTCAATATCGAGTTCCTGTGCTATCAACCTTTGGACGGGGCTTCTGCGGCACTCTTTGTCGTACCAGGGTGAGCGTATCTTCCCATCAAGGATATATTCATAGTCCTCTTCTGTATCGAGAACTTCCAACTCGTACCTTCCGTGAACATTCCTTTTAGAGCGGTACAAACCCTTGGATTTATAGGGATGTAGAAACCAGGGAAGGGTAACTACCTCGATGTCAGGAGACTCGGCGTTTGCCACCTCGTAGAAGATTCCCGCTGCGCCCTGTGGGGTAGAAAGCATGATCCTTGAGTCTGTGACGTGCTGTGTAGAGGCGTAGGCCGCATAGCCATCGTCGGCCTTAAATGCAGCGAGTTCGTCCATCATGAACGCCAACTTACGTCCACCACGGGCCACGTCCCCAGTAGCAGAATAACCTACTATAGTAGACTCATTCTCTGGCTGTTTGAACTTCAGACTCGATCTGTCGTTCTTCTGTAGATTCGGTTGTAGGAAAGAAGGAAGGTTCTTGAAGTGAAAGTCCAGCTTCCACATCAACGTATCAGGATCATCGCTCTTATCTACAGCGTCTTCGGTACGGGATACGAGTCCCATTGCAGAGTAGGGGTGGAAGCACCATTGCCAGAAGAAGATGGTTAGAACCATCCACGATGCGCCCATATCACGGGACTTCTCTAAGAGAACGTCCTTTTCCCCGAGGTTATCCAAGATGTCAATGATCGTCCAGTCTTGGAAGTCCCACGTTATAAATGGGATAACATCCCTCTTACGGGGTTCGTATACCCAGCAGAAAGCGTTGATGAAGAAGAGAACGTCGTCTCGGCAGTATTGCTTTACAGCCTCGCCTACTAGAGGATCGGCGTAGCACTCTTCAATTAACTTCTGCCGGAACTTCAGATTGGCTTCTAATTCTTTCGGAACCCCGGCGTATAGATCGCCGTACTTCCCCGAGTGCCTTGCCTGAGCAATGTTCTTCCGCTGCCGCTTCGAGCAGCCCCATTGCTTTTCTGTAATCAGTTTCTCTACTCTTTTGTTCATCTTCCTGAGCCGCCAATTTGTCTAATATCCGTATGGACAAATCCGCAAATTTATTCTTGTTGGTTTTCTTCATATCAAGGAAGAACCACGCTCCCGCCGAGGGTGCGTCTGCGGGGGATACACTACCTGGAACGCTAGAGTACGCCCAGAAGAAATCGCCCACGATATTCGTGGACTCGGACTTATTCACCAATACATCAAGGGATTCTTCTACTTCCGGTTCAGAGAAGGTTATTTCCCCTTGGTATTCTTCGGGTACTTCTAGTCCTTCGATTGGGCCGGACTCTGAGGCTATGCTGCAGTAGGCTTTCCAAAAGGCCGATAACCTATCCTCAAGAGTTTCACGCCCTTCTAAGAGGGTTTTCTGTAGTTCCTCGAAGGGTTCGTAAAGATCCTTGTTATTCCAGGCACGATATATCTTGCTTCTCGATGCCTTGGTAGCGGCCTTATAGTCAGCGGCTATCTTGGTTCTATTCACTCAAATATCCCAAGCTCGCACTCTAGATTCTTTCTAATGTTCCGTCCCTTATTCAGTGCAAAGAACATGGGGTTGATAGTGACTGGATCTCTGGGCTTTGGTTTACCCTTATAGCCGTCCATGTTTCTTTCTTGGCGGGCCTGTCGTATGGCTGTCTTTTTTTCTTCTATGTGTATACGCACAGCGGCGTAATCTTTGGTGGTGGCCTTACCCTCCTCTACTCGCCTGAAAGTCTCAAACATTCCCTCTGTAGTGTCCGTTAGTCCGTACATTTATGCCTCCTTGACTATGCACTTGCTACAAATACCTCTACATCAACGCTGGCGGTATCTGCATCGACTGTGATATCCACCACATCGGCTAAACCGGAACTTAGTGCCGATCCATTAGCCTTCATGGTGTCTGCTAGGCCACCGGCGTTATCTCCGGGGAAGATGAAAGAATGTCCTGCGTCTACCTTGACGCGGAACTCGGTATTATCCTCATCTCTGAAAGTAAGAGAAATGAAGTTTGTATCGTCTAGGTTAGTGATTCTGATGTACCTAACGTCACCGTCATCGAGGATACCGGCCATATAGCCTACTTTATTGGCCGTTACGCCCACGCCACTTAAGGCAGATAGAAACCCCAAAAGGCCCGCCTCAGTAGTAGTAGCGGTGACAATCCTTTTACTTACTTCGTTTATAGAGCCAATAGTCAGGGTATTTTCTGCGCCCTGACTAGAACCATTGAGAGTAATGGATTCGGTAAGCGTGACGGTTAGAGTCGCCGCTGTGATTGTAGATGCCATGTTATTCCTTATCGGTTTTGGGCCGCTATCCTTCTTCTTTCTTCTTCTCTTCTCCGTCTCTCAGCAGCCCTTCGTGCCATCTGAGCAGATTTACCAGTGGGATCTTTGTGTCTAGGTTCTCGTTTGGAACTTTTGTACTTGTCGGGAAGGAACTGTTCTGGCCCCTTGGGCTTGGAAATTTCTTTCTGCCGCCAAGTTCCGACAGTGGGAGCCTTGTGTTTGCCCTTGGGCGCGAGTCCGAGGCGATACCCAACACTCGTCCCAAGTGGGTGTTCGTAGGGTATGGGGCGTCCTTTCCCTGGGCCGGACTCCTGTGTGTAGGTTGTGCCGCCAAACCGCGATTGGCTTGGTGGCCCCATCATTTCTCTATATTGCACCTGTGCCTCCTCCATCGCCTTGTCATACAGGGATGGGAGGGCCGGAGGCGGTGTAGGATGCGGGCCTGTTGCCTGTATATTTGGAGGCGGGATGCGTCGGGTTGGCTCCTCGCCCCAAGTGCTATAGTCAACCGGCTTGGGGGGGCTGTAACCGCCGCCTATCCCGTACTTTTCAAATTCGTCAAAAGGCCACACTACGCTTTTCCTTGTGGGTTATGGTTAGCTACGAAAAGCATTGCCCAGGTACTCTTTCTACGCCACATCATCTATCAGGGCAGCGACTACGAGGTTTGCCGTGGCATCCCCAGCATCCCCAATATCCGATGAAATAGCGTGTATTTCTGCAACGGTTGTATTTGGAAGTCTTCCGAACCACGATTGTTCCGGGCCGATGAATACCGCATCTCCCAAGTTATACGCAGCCGTGCCAGCGTCAAAACAGATATAAACGCCATCTGCCGAGCTAGTATTTTTAACAAATAAGAACTTTACCTTATCTGCCGTATGTACCGCTGTAGGGGCGGTGTCATCGTCCACAGCCGTATAGTCTGTGAAATAGCCCGCAATTAAGTCCGTACTCGTAGCAGTACAGGCGGTTAATTTGTAATACCACTTGTCGTTGGTATCGTCTGGCGCGACTGTCATCGAACCAGTGATGGTTTTAGCAATCTCGTCCGGTAGTACGGTTGCCGTAATCGTTACAACTGCGTCATCTGCCATTGTTCTTCCTTATTCGTTGATTGGGCCAAATGGCTGTACTTTAACACGCCTAATACCGGGCTTTTTCCCCTGATTCCTCGTTCGTTGGTGAAAGTCCCCTAGCTTTAATTCCCTCATCAAATCCCCGTGCTTTTTCCTTCGCAAGCGTTCCCGCTCCTCCCATTTTTTCATGTCGGCTGGCATTTGTAAGAGCCTCCGATCCAGCTTCTTCAGGCGGCGTTCCCGTTCCCTCTCACGCAATTGCTGCTCAAACGGCCCTTCCCCCTTCGCCTTCCGACTCTTTAACTGCCTTTGATACTTGCCCCACAAATTGTCAAGCGGATCAGAAGTCATAATGCCCTTTCTTATAAACTCTATCTTTGTGTCCCTGCCCTGCAATCGGCAATAATCGCGGTGTTGGAAGACTTTTCGGAGGCTTTATGAATGGTGGGGCGATTGACTTTTTGGTTAAGGCAACAGCCTCGGTTGGCAACCACGATCCCCGTGGGGCCATTAACATAGCGTCTGGATGCCACCAAGTCTCCCCTATAGGTTTAGGGGATATAGCTTTGCCACTAGCACTCTCAAACTTAGAGATTGTTCTTGGATCGAAGAGTTCGGATTCATAGCCGTGTTCCAAGAGTGCGCGTCTTTTTGCTGTGGAATGTTCGATACCTGGATTTTCCTTAAATACCTTTTTTATGGACGCATTTACTTTTTTCATCTGCTTTACGCTCATCTTTCCATGCACATACGGCTTTCCCTTTATTTTGTAAAGATGGGTGGTGGGAGTACCAGCCGGTCGAAGTTTGGATTGTTTAAGAAGTTCGTAAAAACCCTCGTCAGCGGCAGTAAGCTCTTTTCCACCACTTTGCAAGAAGAAGCCTGGGCGGTTCGGGTCCGCTCGGATAGCGTACTGGTTAGACAACTGCTTTAGCCCGGCCTGCCGATTTAGCGGGACGCCATAAAGTCCCTCAGACAGATAGCCCGTATCAACGACGTGTTCTTTGGTAGGGCTCAGCTTCCCCTTTATCTGTCGCGGAGTCCCGTGCAAAAACAAATCTTTACCGGCGGCATCCTTCAAAAACCCCCTTGAGGTTAAATTGGGGTTCATTATATTTCGCCCCGTTTGCAGCATCCTGGGAAGTGCCTGTACCCCAGCTTTAGCAAGCGGGCCTACCGCAGAGCCCAACAACAAAGCATCAAGGACTGGATCAGTGCCTTGAAGTGATGGATCTTCCGGTTCAGGGGGAAGGGACGGTGGGAAGTCCCGCTCGTAGCCTGGGTGAGTTCCAGGCCCCCTACCCTCGGGCGGGGGAACCTCGCCAGCAGCGACACGCTGACGATGCAAAATACGAGCCTTCTCCTCAGCAGAGGAAATCCTAAAACGATACTCCTCCTGTGATTCGTGACGTCTTTGTTCCGGTGCTGCCATAACCTCTTCCCAAAAACAAACAATAACATAACCACTATACACCCGTCCATCTGTTAATGAAACTACCTATCTTCACAGTCCAAAATGGCTCACTCAGAAGAGGGGATATATATACGCTACAGCCGCACCGGGGGTGGGGGGTTGGTTCGAGCCTGACAGCCGGCACGCTGCCCGCCATGCCTGCCTGCCATGCTACAGCTTGCTATGCCCCCGGGCCCCTGCCTGTACGCTGTGCCCTATGCCTCTGTGCTGTGTGGCGAGTGCCATGCCATGCATCAACGTAGCTGCTTGCGTCTCACGTGAGAGAGATGCGGATTGTCTGGGCCTGCCGGGTGGCTACGGCATATCAGATACAGCACCCCAGCACCTCAGCCTATTGCTATCTACTCCCTGGAGAATGCTTGGGGGCATATCGGGGATCGTGCATTGTGGGGCATTCTGTGGGCATCTGGGGGATTCCACTATTCCGGGAAAATACTTGGGATATTATCAACAAAATGGGGCAGGATACCGATTATGGTATTGCGGCCCACAAATAAGCTGTTATAACTTTCCAACAGTGGTAACCAATTAAACCTTATCGGGAGAAACACATGGCAGAACAGAAGACGAAAACGGCCCTTGCAGTCGAGAAGAGCAAGGATGTCAGCGATGCAATCATTGTCGGGTATGACCGCTGGAAAGACAATCCCAGCTTCCCCAGTCAGACGCTGTACGATATGGCACTTTGCATAACTCTAGAGTTGAAAGAGGCTGGATACACAATCGTTCGCAAAAAGGCATAGGACGAAACGCCCTTAGGGGCGTCTGGCGGTTGTGCCGTCACTGAAGAGTCCAAACCTTGAACCTAATCGGGAGAAACACAGATGTCACAAGTTTACTCAGACAAATCACAAGAGAATGACAAGTGGGCCTTGCCAGATGCAGAGGTATTCCACCGCGAACTATGGGAAAACACCCCAAACACTATCTTCTGGGACGATATCACGTTGGAGCCGTTTGGAGCCGGTTGGTACTACTGGCACTGCTTCCCCGGTTGCCTGCCTGATTCAGATCCTATTGGCCCTTTTGAGACTGAAGAGAAAGCAATTGAGGCCTTGCGGGAAGAGTAGGCGAAAATTCTCTACTTAGGGCCTTGTGGGAGGCAAGGCCACTTGTTGAGCGTTTTTAATCCTTAGAACCTTTATCGGGAGCGACATAATGCAGAGACTGCCAGAAAACGGATTCACAACGAATACCGCAACAATGATGGGGAAAGAGGGCTATTTTCTAACATCGTCGGCAATCAAACGAGTTAAGCGCGCGGCAAAATTCGCCAAGCTAAGTTGGCAATCTATCGCGGCTAGGCCCGCTACCGCTCTTGAATTAGTGGAACAAATTGAAACAGCGCAAGAGTAACCGGGCGGCGGTTCCCCTGGCTGGAACCGCTATTCCGTTACTTTTTAATTCTGTTTTAACCTGGGAGGATGAGACGATGCAGACGTTACCTAGTTTCGATGTTTATTGCGAGAAAACAACAAGCGTCAATGCCCTTGTTTTTGATGTGTCCGATAGCTTGCGGGTATGGTTCTCATACAAAACGCCCGTAGCATTTTTGGCAAACGGGGCGAAGGTTGTGTCGGAAAATCAGTGGGGGCCGACAACCGGAAAGCACCTAAACGCTATCGACAATGGCGACAAAAAAGCCCGCTTACCGCGCGCAGATTTTGAGGCAAAATTGGCAGAAGTTTTAGCAAGCTAAAGCCGGGGCGCGTTGGCAACGTGCCCGCGCCCCCTGGTGTTGGCTTACTAATCAAACCGGAGGGATAAAACGAATGAATTACCCGAAAGAATACCATAAAGCAGCGGCGCACCTTGTAGCGCACGGCGCGCACAAAGAGGGGGCCAGAGGGCGCAAACTCTGCGCGCAGGCTCTGCAAGCTATGCGGGCAATTGGGCGAGATGAAGCGCGCATGGCGCGCAATCATTTAGGGTACATTTCTGGATGCTTTCCAATAAAAGGGGGGGAATGATGAAAAGATTTGTAAACAAGGGAGATATAAGCATTCAGGGAGTCTGTTCGTTTATGTATCGGGGCTACGAGATATCGTGCAGCAATACATCCAAGTACGGCCCAGAGTGGGACGTTGTGGTTTTTGACCGGGATAAAAACCGGACAACCGCACGCTATGGAATCGCGCACGACGAAGACGGGACGGTAGAAGATGCTATTGACTGGGTAAACGAGCAAACCAGCGCGCCGGACGTGATGAGCGATGCGCATGATTTACTTGTGGAGTTGGTTGAGGTGGTTAAGGCAATCCCGGCAGAGTTTACCGGGGATCACGACGATTTAGGGGATCGAATAAAGATTTATCTAGGGGAGGCCGAATAAGTGAAAATCAAAGGCAAACCGACAAATGTTAGTAAGGAATATGTCCGGTCATGGGCATCGGCATCGGCTTGCGTACTTTCGCACCACGGATACCACGTCGATCAAGACACGCTGGTAGTCTCGCTGCGGAAAATCGTGAATGGGAATGAAGATGTACACGGGCTCACCTACCGGGACGAAAACAAAATAGAGTTAAAGAAAAGCCTAAATTCAGCCGAAATGTCTATTGCGATCCTTCACGAAATGATCCACCGCGCGACATCCCCGGACGGGTTTGGCGAAAATACGGACGAAAAATGCACCTCTACGCTGAACTCCCGCCTGCACGGTGATGTTGGCGCGATTGCTCAAATCTTGATCGACGGGACTTATCGGCGCGCCGCCCACTTTGCCCATACAAAGATCAGCTACCGAACAGACGACGATCATTACGACACGGCAGAGGATAGTTGCGAGGGCTGTAAGGATAAATATCACGTTTAACAAAGGAGGCCGGAAGGACGAATAACCCCCCTTGACACTACTGGTAAGGATAGTTTACAATAGGTGGCGACAGTGAAAACATCAACCTGGGAGGAAGCGATGAAAACGAAGCATACACCGGGGCCGTGGACAATTGATGATATTAGCGCAGAGGGCGGCGGGTGGGAGAGTATCGTCATTCTCTCGAAAATCCAACGCGATGATCATAACTTTCATCACGTTTGCTCAGTCGATTGGGGCGGTTCAGACGACGACGAACCGGCAATTGGGGAGATATCAGACGAAGATCGCGCCAATGCGCGCTTGATAGCTGCCGCGCCGGAATTGCTCGAAGCGTGCGAGGGCTTGCTGCAAATCGTCCAGGATTGCATGCCGTCTTGCAAATTTGAAGATCACGGTTGCCATGAAATCGTAAAGTTAGCTAGCGAAGCAATCGCCACGGCAAAGGGAACTGATGGTTGGCGCGTTTTGCAGGAGAATTTTGAAAAAATGACGCCGGAACAGGCTCTCGATTGGTGGGGCCTGGAATGTGTTGATTATAAAAAGGAGAACGAGTGATGCAAATGTTCAGAGTGCAAACAGGACGGGAAACCATCGGATTCAGTGGACAATTAAAATTCTGGTTTAGTCGGGCAAAATCAGGGCCGTGGAGATGCGTTCGGATTGGCCCCTGGTATTTAACTTGGTATTCAAACAAGAGTTGAGGAGGACGAAAATGGATGAGCGCAGATGTTTACGTTGCAATTGTGTGCATTTTGAGGATGAGCCTTGCGACTGCCTGCCTGGGGCAAGCGGCGCAACACCCGCTCCTGATCCACAGGAGGCCGCGCCTGAGGCAGTTCAGGAACCACCGAGGGCAAAGCACCCCCTGCCGTCTCTTGATCCATACGTGCAAGAATTTCGAGAGAAGTATGGCCGTGCGGCGCAGGAGGAATTTTACCCAGAATGCGACGACAGAGAATGAACATATCACGATTGATGGATGAGGCCGATCTCGACGAACAGTTTGATGAAATACAATCTGGGTGGGCTTGTAACCTGCCGAATTTGGTATTAGAGTTTGTGGACACTTTTTTGAAAGGAGAAACCAAATGATTAGACGAGAGATTCGATCAGCCAGTGGCGTTGTACTGGTGTTCAAAATTGAGGCGGGCGAAGTGGAGGTGCATTGGCCTGGGGACGCTGCCCTTTTTCCGGCCAATGATTTCATTGAGTTGGGACAGACTCTTTCATCCGTAGAGCAGGGAGAGGCGCACGATGCCGTTGACGAACTTCAAGGGCGACTGCGCGAACTTGGAAGCGAGATTCTGCGGGTAGCCGAGGCATGCCCCCGCGAGCATCTGGATCTTTCCTCGCATGCCCTTGAGATGCTCACGAACATGAACAACCCAGGGGGGGCAAAATGAGTAGCACATTCAGATTGTGTCCGATTCCCCTGAAGGCGCGCAAACGGTTGAGAAGGGAGCGTGAAAAGCGTAAATGGCCGCTGACTAAGGTGGCCGAAAAGCTGGGAGTAACGCCAGAACAGATTTCGAGACTTGAAACTGGCGTTCGCGGGATTGACGCGAGAGAGCTTTCGAGATGGTCTGCCATCCTCGATTTGGACATTGTAATCACCGAAGCAAAAGTAAATTTAACTAAAAAGGAATTGATAGCATGACTACTGAAAGTATTACACGGAAGAAACTTCCCGATATCATTGCCCACGATGTTAGTTTCGTATGTGTGCAGGACAACTTGATCGTTCTGGAATTTGACGATCATGGCGAAGAGAGGCGTATCAGCTTTTGTCTGGAATTGGCAGATTTGGCAGTTTCGCAAGGCAAGCTCGATGCTCGCCGCAAAGAGCTTGAGAACAGAGAGTTGGAGATGGAGGAGCAGAGTCGCCAGTCGTTAGAACCAGCCGAAACCCCTAATTTCTAGAGAGAGGAGGAGAAACGATGCCTATTGCGAAGATTAAAATGATCGTGCCGAACGGTTCTTGGGAGAACAAAAAGTTCGGCGGCACAATGTATAGTTTCATTTACAACTTTCCAAATCCCGATGGCATTGACGATGTTCGAGTCGAGGCGAACCACAAAACGGAAGGTGGTGTCTTCAATGTGGGTGATGAGGTGGAGTACACAATCACCGAGCTAAAATCCGGTGGCTACCCCCACAACGGAAAAGTGTCGAAACCGCAGCAAGGCAGCTTTTCGCCATCACCTAGTTCCGCCGCGAGTTCTCAACCTAGCTCGAACGGACACCCTGATCGTGAGAAGGCCATCAGGGATGCCGTCATCTACAAAGAGGCTTGTGCCTTCATGCGGGCTGATCCAGCGGCCGGTATGCCTGCGTGTCTGAGAAAGGCGCGAGCTATGATGCAACTCTGCGAGTGCGCGGACACACCACAGGACAATCCTGAGCCTGTTGTGTCTAACGAAGAAATACCCTTCTAGCAGAGACAAACCCTCCCGGTTGATTGAGAGGCGTGTGCGTGGTCGCTCGTTGTGGTCACACACACGCCCTCGATTTGGAGCCTGACATGGATGTTGAATCTTGGGTGCAGACGATGGAGTCTTTGTTGAGCCACAGAGAGCGAATCCGCTGGCGATTGGGCGACAAGATGGTTGAGGCCCAGGCTCTTGGGGATGAGGCTTATCAGGCCCTTTTTGCGGGCGAGTCGCTGATTCATGTACTCAGGCAATATCAAGAGTGCGCTTCGGCTTACCCTGAAGAAGAGCGGAACTACTCATTGCCCTGGGTACACCACCACATTTTAAGGCATCACCCCAAGCGAGCCGAATGGCTACAAATGTGTCAAGACAATGGGGTTCTGTGCGACAGAGTTTTGAGGGATTTATTAAACCGATGAAAGGAAACACAAATGGCGAGATATTTTAGTAAGGCGCAGAAGCAAGCCGCCGAGTTAGTGTCAGGGAGAACTGGGGAGGCCGATCATGTTGTGCCGTATTCGCAGGGTGGCGAAACGAGCGTTGACAACTGCCAGATACTCAGCCCGACTGCAAACCGAAAAAAGGGGGCGGGCAACTTCATCCCCCGCAAATGGCAGAAGGCATTTTTCAGGGTATGGGAGTCGAGGCCAAAGGACCGGCCCTTTATGCTCATTGCGATACCAGGGAGCGGCAAAACGATAGCTGCCCTCAAGGTGGCTCGCGATTGGATGAACGCCGCAGCAGACAGGTGCTTAATTGTCGTTGTGCCAACAGACAACCTGAGAATCCAATGGCGGGAGGAAGCAACCAAACTTGGGATTGAGTTGCAGACGGGGGAATTTGGAATCCGCTTTAAGGATGATTTTCAGGGTGGAGTAGTCACATATCATTTGGTTGCAAGCCAAACCTATGTCCTGAAAAAGCTGTGTACCTCTCGGCCAACTATGGTGATATTCGACGAGGTTCATCACTGTGGACAAGACAAGAGCTTCGGCAAAGCCGTTCGGGAAGTATTCACAGACACAAAAGAAAAGTTGTTGATGTCTGGTACTGCCTGGAGATCAGACGGAACGGAGATCCCGTTTGTGGAGTACGACTCAGATGGGTTTGCTGAGGGGGGATTTTGCTACGGCTACAACCAAGCACTGAAGGATGGTGTAGTAAGGCATCTCGTTTTTGACTACCACAAAGGCACAATAGAAAACGATGTTACCGGAGAGGAACGGCAGCTTTCGCAAGACATAAGCGACCATGAAGCCCCCGAAAGGCTCGGCAGACTTTTGGACCCAGATGGAGACTTTGCCCGCGAGTTAATAAGGTTGGCGCATGACAAACTGATGGAGTGTCGGCGTAAAACAGATGACGCAGCGGCCCTAGCGGTTTGCCAGAACATTCATCACGCCAAAAAAATCGCTGCACTTATTAAGGAAGTGACCGGATGTACTCCTAGCATCATTGCCAGCGATGGCTCCAATGACACGGTTCGTTCATTCAGGGGTGGTGCAAAGGAGTGGCTGGTTGCAGTTCGCATGGTTAGCGAAGGAACCGATATTAAACGGCTTCAGGTTCTATGTTACCTAACCAACACCGTCACGGAGTTGTTTTTTCGCCAAGTTGTCGGGCGAGTATCGAGGGTTCGGGATGTGGAGGCGGGAGGCAAGCAGAAGTTTTTTGAGGGATACGTTTACCTGCCAGCAGACCCGAGGTTAATTGCGTTTGCCAGGGATATTGAAAAGCTGCAGGCCCAGCCATTACTAGATTCCACCGAGAATGATCCGAGGGAGTTGGGCGACCGAGAGCAAGGGGTGCTTGAGTTAGAGTCGTACTCAACGCATCACGATGGAACGGATATTGTTTTTATGAAAAGCGATGGCTTGTCTCCTGGGCAGGCGGCTCATCTGAGGCAGGTTGCAAAGGCGACTGACCTGACAGAAACAAAAGTGAAGGAAGTGCTGGACTGTCTCTCAATAGGGATCGACTCCCAAACGATTGAAGCCCCCGAGCGGCCTACTCTTTCTAAAGAGGAAAGGATGAGTGAACTTCGCAAAAAGATTGATAGGTGTGCAAAAAAGCTCGCCTATCATCTTAACCGCGAGCATAGCGAGATCCACGGCAGCTATAAAGTCGGCGGCAGGTTTATCAAGCAAGGGGATATGACAGAGGAACAATTGAGAAGCAAGCTGGATGCTTTTTTGACAAGATTAAACCGATATATGCGGGGTACACAATGGAAGGACTAAACGAAATAGAGTGCGGGCAACTGTGCAGTACCGCCAGCAGTTCCCTTAGCGACACTGAGTTTGGACTGTCAAACTTCCCCAAGCTGCTTAAAAAGATTATCCAGTTCCGCGCATGGGAAAAACGGAGACTTGTCACGCCAGACGGTAGGCACATTGGAGGGGTTATTGAACTGCAAGGCCTTAGAGAACTTATCGCTACAAAACCCCTGAAGGGATGGGGCGAAGACCCTAAGAAGGTGGAAGCCCTAATCAAAGACGATCCCGAATGTCTCACCATGTACCGGGAAGCGATGAAGCCGAGCGTCGGCAGAAAGAAAAAGGGGCAAAGCGTTGACAATGTAAACGCTTTAGAGACACCGAAAGGCAATAGCAAGTCTTACACGCTCTCCCGTCTTGAGCGGGAGTCACCTGACTTATTTGACTCTGTGTGTAGTGGGGAACTCTCGGCCAATGCTGCTGCGATTAAGGCGGGCTTTAGACAGAAAACCGTTACGGTGTGCGCAACGGACGTTGCCAGGGCCGTTATTACACTTCTCAAACATTACAGTAGAGAGGAACTCATAGAAGCACTTGGAGAAAAAGCATGAACCAATCCGATAAAATACTTGACCACTTGAGGGGCGGGCCGATCACGCCATTGCAGGCACTTAACTTGTATGGTTGTTTCAGGCTGGCGGCACGCATAAACGAACTTCGCAAACAGGGACATAATATTTCAACCAAATGGATCAAGGGCGAAAAGAAAAAGCACGCCCAATACCAACTCATGGAGGGACGACATGAATAAATGGCAGTTCAACGATTGGCTGATCAACGACTACAAGGTGGAGGCACATGCTTGGTTCAACAATCGAACCGAATCGGAGAAGAAGGCAATTAAGGGCAAGTGGTTTGCCGGACTGAAAGAGTTTCAAATCGGCTACCTTCTAAAAGCGGGTGAGGCAATTCTGTCATCAGATGAAGAGAAGCCCAGATTCCCTGATGAACATCTGCAAACCCTGATCTACAAATGTAGAAAATTCACCCCCAGGCCCGATACCATACCCATCTTTAAAAGGCCCGACGAAGAACAAAAGGCCAAACTCAGAGAAACTACCAAGAAATGTCGACAGATCGTCCGACAGCTAGCCATGTCCAAAGTGGTGGCTGAGAATGGCTCAGGTGACAAGAACTCGGAAAACGGGAGTACAGAGTCACCTTCGGAAGATCGGCCCACAGAGGCCGAATCTGAGGCTCAGATAGCCACTACCTCAGATGGGGGTAAATCAGTGGACTGGAAGGCCATGAAGGCAGAAGTAGACAGGCTTGCAGAAACCGACGACATTCCCTTCTAAGAGAAGCAGGGGCTTCCCTGCCCCCACCCCTTAAATCTGGAGACTCAAGTGGGCAACTCTGTAGTCAATTGGTGTGATAACTGTGGGGTGCAAGGCGAGACTACAAAATGGTGGGCGCAAACTGACGCCCAAAGAAGATCTACTGATCATGAATGTAAGAAAGTAGATTTGTGTTCTTCTTGTTTAGAAAATGAGCAATCGCGCTTCAACGCGCTTGGTAAGTTTTTATCAGCACCTTTAGAAGGCATATAGAGATAGTGTTTAATAATAAAATATTAAAATTTAATAATATTAAAACTAAACACTCTAAAAGAAATTTTAAGATTTATTTAATCAGTAATAATCTAGTAGCATATAAGCTACATAACCGATTATATCGTTTCACTTTTTCCTGAATAGCCCCCCCTGAATAAAAAAAGGGCGGGCAGAGTTCCGAACGGAAAACCACCCGCCCCAGGAGGGAGAAACGAACCTGAACGTCAGGCACAGTGGATTCTTACCTATGAAAGCTAAACCTGCAATCGTAAAACTGGCCGACATAAACATCGGCCAAAAGCTCTGGTCCATACGCCGCCAGAAATACGGTGTTGTCACCCGAGTGGGAAAGACAGGGTGGGTGACACTCAAGATTGAGGGCAGGCTCACCCGTAATTGGTACGAATACCTGCGAAAGCGTAAGCCCAAGAAGGATCTTGGCTACAAGCTGCTCGAAGAACTGCCGAAAGCGTTGCAGGACGAGGTGCTACGTTCCTCTTTTCACACTCAAATCCCAGTTCATCAGGTTATGGTTCTCAAGGGCTATTCCAAATGAAACTCTACTACATCGAATGGTTTGATGCCGAAATGACGGAAGATCGGTGGACGGATCTAGAAGATGCCGAAGAGTCCTGCAAGGAAGAATTAAAGTCCTGCAAAACAGTTGGGTTTTTACTCAAAGATACCGGCGATAGGCTGCACATCACCCAAACGGACGGTGGTACTTGTGTTGGCCCCATTCTTCATATCCCGGTGTGTTGCATTGTCGAACGGAGGCAAATCAATGGCTTTTCAATGGAATGAAGAGAAAGAACAATATCTGCGCGAACACGTTAAAGCAGATCCAAATGTGCCGCATGATGTCCTGGCTGAATACCTCGGCATCACCCGTAACGCAGTGCGCAAGAAGTTGGCCCGAATGGGCATCCTCACAAGTAAACTCAAGACGGGTGAGTTCACCATCAAGCCCGAAGAACCATCGTCAGAGATACCCGTCGAGGAAGTCTGGGAAGAATTTGAAAAACAAAACGAACGAAAGATTGCCAAACATAAAAACGATGGTAGATACGTTGCCAAATTCCCCCATGAAGTTATCGCGGTTTCTTTCATAAGCGATCAACATATTGCTGGCAATAATATCGTTGCTCTCAAGCGTATGCGTGAAGACGCAGAACTCATCGCAGCCACGCCGGGACTATTTGCCTGCTTAGGCGGCGACTCTATCGATAATCACATCAAGCATCGAGCGGCTGTACTACATGCACGTACCACCCCTGGCGATCAGTACGAACTCTTTGACTACTACCTCTCGCTTTTCTCTGATTCAATTCTAGGTGTGATTACGGGCAACCATGATGATTGGAGTCCACAGATTGCCGGTGTAGATGTGATCGGTGCAATCTGCAAGAAGCATGGAATAGCCTGTAGTAGCGACGAAGCACGGATTAGCGCGAAAGTCGGCAAGATAACCTACAAACTCGCATGGAGGCACAAGTATCGGTTCAACTCTTCGATGAACCAAACCCACTCGCCCAAACAGTGGTATCGGTTTGGCCCTGAACCGTTCGATATCGGCGTTGTCTGCCACCATCATGAAACAGCAATCGAGGCGTCACTCATGCACGGAAAGCAAACGTGGACATGCCGCCCAGGTTCCTATCAAATTAACTCTGCTTACGGCAGACAGGGTGGGTACAACGACTCGATGCCAGCTTGCCCCACGTTTATATTATTCCCGAACGAAAGAAGGATTGTGGGCTTTCCAGATGTTCGGGATGCTGTTACGACTTTGGAATCAGAACGCGAATAGAAAGGTTGGATGGATGGGTTGGAAGACTGGCGTCCCCGAAAAAGAGGGACGGTATTTGGTATGTGGAACGGAACGATGGTTTAGCTCAAAGTTTCCTTTTAATTCAGAACTCGCAAAATACAAACCAGAGGAGGATACCTGGAACGTAGTTGACAGAGATGAACATGGCATCTCAAGCGACTTTACCGTCACACATTGGATGTCATTACCGGAGGGGCCAGATGCCAATTGATCCAGGAGATGTAAAACCCATCGACTTCGGGGCCACATGGGAGGAGAAGGCGAAATACTGGATGGGCGCATGGGTAAGAGGAGAGCGAGCCTACACAAAATTATGTAAAAGGCTCATGGACATTGAGAAAGAACTCCGCGAAGAAAAAGAAAATAACCGTAGCGAAGTTGAAGAAGAAGTGCTGGGATGCGCTTAGTAAAGCTATCCGCATGGAAGCGGCTAACAAGAGCGGCATCGTAGAGTGCGTCACCTGCGGTTGTAAGAAGCCCTGGAAGCAGATGCAAGCTGGACACCTAGTGGGCGGCAGAACCAATGGGGTTCTGTTTGATGAGCGAGGGATTTTCCCTCAATGCGTTGGATGTAATATGTTCAAGCAGGGTATGGGGCCGGAATTCACCCTGTTTGTTATTAAACACTTCGGCCAAGGTGTAGTGGATGAACTCATACAACTCAGAAGAACAGCGGTAAAGTTCACCCGCTCAGAACTGGAAGAGATGCTCGAAGGATACAACGAGAGAATCAATGACTATCAAGCGAACCATTGAGCCTGCTGTGCGTGATATACGGGAACTGGTTGCTGCTTTGAAGGGCAAGGGTATAAAAGTCACAATCATTAAGTGGAGGCCGTTTACTCTGGAGGTGAAGATACATGATTAGTTTTCTACAAGAACACAAGGTTTGGGTGGTAATCGCGGGGCTGATAGCTTTGGTTGCCATCAACTGGAGCAAGATTTCTTTTGTGGTGGGTTACTTTAAGCGCACCCCATCGACAAGCCCCAACGATAGGCGTTCTCTCTACGACAATCTGATTACGCTGCAAACCCTTCTGGTGAAGTGTGGGGTTGATCGCAAGGACTTGGACACGATGACACTCTCGGAGGCTGGCGTAGTCGCCACCACAGGGAACTATGACAAAAACGAAAATACTGAATAGCATTGTAATTATTGTCCTTCTGATAGCCCTACTCGGTAGTGGTAGTGGGGTTTGGATTGGCAAATATTGCGTCCTGGTTCTCGAAGAAACATCCGAAAGGGATACAGAGCAGTTGAACGTCATTCAGTCTCAGGTTTGGCGCGATTACGTTAAAGAGCATGGGGGTGAGTGGCGTGTACTCGATCCCGATGCCGATATATCAGAAGACAAGGACTGGGTTCGTGAGTTATCCACCGTGCCACGGACAGTCGCCCCCTGGATCGTGGTATCCTCTCGCTCCGGTGGGTACTCCGGCCCAGTCCCCAAGTCAATCGACGCTATGTTGGAGGTTGTTAAATAAAAATGCCTGAGAAAGTGTTTGTATATTTCAACCTGCATAAGAAGTTGTGGTCCGTAAAGGACACAAAAACAGGGAAGGTTTGCGAGTATGTCGATGTCATTCACTTGCGTGATGTGACGTTTAAGGTGAGCGAGGCGGGGCGGCAGCGTGTATTGAGCGAGAAAAGAAAGAACGTCCATGCCGGTGTTGAGGGTTATCTATGTCAGTTAGACGATGGTGGTGACTATGAGCAGGTGACATACAACCCCTACAAGTACGAGAAGTTTGTAAGGCGAGGGAATTTAGAGGCGGTGGATACGGCAGATTCAGTGAAGATGATATCTGGAGAGGGCAAAGTGCCTCCCCAAGTAGCGGCCCTTAACCCCGCATAAGTTCTGGAGATTGTTAAATGAGTTTTGTTTCCAAGTTCAGAACCAATGAGCCGATCATCATTACAGGTGGCGAAACCTCTTTGGCCGTCCCAGAGGGCATGAGCAAGGGTTTGCGCCGCAGGGACTATCACTCACATCCATTGGGCGGTTTGGCAAAGAGTTTTGATTTGCCGGAAATCCCTAGAAGTGAGTGGGATGATCGCATTGAACAGATGGAAAAGACTCGCTCTCGCCTGTCCGATCAGGCCGATGCTGCAGGCTTGAAGTGTCTCGATCAGAACGGAACCAATTACTGTTGGGCAAACGGGCCTGTCTACTGCGTAGAACAAACCCGAGTCTCGAACGGGCTACCCATCGTCTACCTCTCGCCCGCAAGTGTGGCTGCGCCCATAAAGTCCTATAGAAATCACGGTGGTTGGGGATCACAAGCCCTAGAGTACATCATCGAACATGGCATCGTTCCAGTAGAACAGTGGCCCGCCAACGCAATTAGCCGCAAATACTACACAGATGAGAACCTGGAAATAGCCGAAGATTTCAAAGTAACTGAATGGTACGACTTGGAACCCCGTAACTTCGGGGAACTTATGACGTGTCTTCTGTTGAGAATCCCCGTAGCTGTGGGGTATAACTGGTGGTCTCATGAAGTTTCTGCCATTGATCCTGTGGCACTTGGTAACGAGGACTACGGGATAAGAATAAGAAACTCTTGGGGTATGGGGTACGGCACAGATGGCTACGCTGTGCTAGCAGAGCGAAAAGCCACCCCAGATGACGCCGTAGCACCTCGTGTTGTGATAGCAAAATCATGAAATTCTATACCGGACTATTTATTGTGGTGCTTTTGGTTACGGCCCTGGCGTCCCCAAATTCGCCCCCTAAGCCCCCTACGCCAGAACCAGTAATACCCCCTATTGGAGAACAGGAGACCGCAGAGGCAAAATTAGAGCCTCCTGCGGTATTCTTTTGAGGAAGACGCTAAACCTCAGTTGAGGAGACGATTTCGATGGAGGAGACGTTAGGTGGGCTACAGCAGACGGTATTGAAGCATGGGCCTTTATTGGCGAGGTTGATGAAGGAACCGGCCAAGAGGGTAGTCAGGATGGTGGTATTACGTTGGGCCAGTCTCACCGCAGGCCCGGAAGAAGCAAAGTGGGCAAGAAGAAGAATCAAGGAAGATATCGTAGCCGCCTATCCATTATGGGCGGCATTTTTGTTAAAAATCCTAGTCAACCTAGTCATTAGCTGGATTGTGTCTAACCGTAACCCTATGGTAGACGCTAAAATATCCTACATCCGAAAGGAAATACTATGAAAAAGATTATCTTAGCATTGTTCGTACTGGCCTTCTTCGCTTCCGAGGCAGACGCCTTCCGTTGGTTCGGGTACAACTCCCGCACTATTAACGGCACAGGACGCAGAGTAGAGATCTTTAAGAACCCCGTCTTCAAGCGGCCCATTCTCAAGGGACAACTCTTCAAGGGCCGATGTCTCAGATGCAGGAGTTAATATGAAAAAGAATTGGAAAACAACGATTGCTGGGATTCTTACGGCTATCGTAGCCATTGGATCAGCGGCACTTGCCGTATTGAACGGCGGTAGCCCCGACTGGGCGGCGGTAATCGCCGCGATCAGCGCAGGATTCGGACTTTTGCTAGCCGAGGACGGGAAAAAGTGAAGTTCCTGCCGCTAGACGCCCCGAGTTTTGTACTCGCCGCACTCTCGGCAATTGCGGCGTTCTCGGCGTCCTACGGAATTACACAAAGTGAAATACAAAAACACGCCCACCGCCTTAACGCTATAGAAACCAACGTGAACAACAATGAAAACCTACTCATTGAAATACGTAATGACGTTAAATGGCTCAGGCTCCAGGTGTCCAACAGGATAAACGGGGGATAAGCGTGAGTACCGTAGTCAATAAACAAACCTTTGAGATCAAGCGAAGCGTCAATACATCGGAATATAGCCCGACTGATTGGCTCATCAACCCGACGATACCAGAAGCACCCAAAAGACATTGGGAAGTAGTTGGGGATAACCTCGAACTCAAAAACCTTCAGGATCGAATCCTGGCCGATGCCGCACATCTAGAAGAATACAAACTTCAAAAGATGGAGGCACTTGAGGATGAGTTCATGTACGCCCTGGGCGATAGGTATAAACCCAATAGGCGTGAAATACTCAGTCTCTACCTCGCTCTGGCAGTTGCTACCGGGAAAACCAACCGAGCAGCCTACATCCAACCCCTTCTGGATTGGATTGAGGCAGGTACGGTGCAACTGTTTGCCGCACAAGACGCCGTACAGGGGGCAAACTCCACAGAGTTCGTAGATGGCGTAGGACAAAACATAAACGGGTGGCTGGCCTCTGATCCGCAAGTCTCCATCAGAACCGCCAGAGGGCTAGATGGCTAGAACCTTCCCAACAATCCAATTCCAGCCCACTTCCATGCTGCCGACAGCCTCAAATGGTGCAGCGTTTGTGGCACACACCACTACACCACGCTCTGCTTTGGCGTTCGACGATTCAACAAACGAAAGTGCCATCGCCGCCGCAATTCTGCCCATCGAATACCTCGGAACCGGAACACTAAAAGCAAAGCTATTCTTCTATTCTGCAAGTGCCAATAGCGGTGATGCTGGCTGGAACGTCCAAGTTGAAGCCGTCACCCCAGGCGACACGTTGGATCTGGAGGCGGCTCACAGCTTTGACACCGCCAACAACGGGACACAGGCACTCAGCGGCGTAGCAGGAAATCTAACAGACATAACTATCTCGCTCACAAATAAGGACAGTTGCGCAGCAGGTGACTTGATTCGATTAGCCATCCAACGTGATGCTGATTCAAGCGATACAGCGTCCGGCGACTTGTACCTCACCCTGGTTGAACTATTTGAAGAGGCGTAAATGGCGTATAGTTTTAACGGATCTAGCGAATACCTGGACACGGGAAACGCCGTCCTTTCGAGCGCGCCTATCACAATGGCCTGCTGGTTCTACTCGACGAGTAACTCTGCAACGCAACGCCTCATCTCTATCGGTGATAAAGACAGTTCAAATGACTTCTTCCATCTCTCTGCTATGGGAACTGTAACCGGTGATCCACTAAGGGCGTCTGTCAAACGCGGCGGTGCTGCTGGCTCTGCCACTACAACTTCAGGCTACTCTATCAATACTTGGCATCATGCTACAGCGGTGTTCACCTCTAACAGTGATAGGGATGTCTACATCGACGGTGGATCAGCAGGAAACAACACCACCGCCGCCACCCCTGCAAGCCTCGACACCACCAGAATCGGGGCAAGAGCATCAAGCGGCACAAACGGCCCGATGGCAGGCAGAATCGCTGAAGCAGCTATCTGGAACATAGCATTGTCTACCTCTGAGATCGCACAACTTGCCTCTGGGTTTAGCCCACTGCTAGTCAGGCCGGACGGACTAACAAACTATTGGCCCCTGGGCGGGATTGCAAGGTTTAGTGCATCAAGTGCCGCCTCAGATTACGCGGGTGCGTACCCGCTATCGCCCATCGACGGGCCGACAGAAGCGGAACACCCGCGAATATTTTACCCCACAACGCCAATCATTCTCACCGCTGCCGCAGGCCACGCAGTACGAGCCATGCACCATTATAGGATGTTACGATGTTCCTAAGACAAAGCACTAAAACATCAATAGTTCTCGGCCCATTTGTAGATGAGACGGATGGCAAATCTGCCGAAACAGGACTGTCAGTTGCTAGTATTGATGTGGATTTATATAAATTCAGTGACACAGTTCCGCAGACAGTCACCACTTCCATTACGCCCAACGCATCTGGATCAGATACCGGAAGCGCAAACGATATGGTTCATATGGCGAACGGGTACTACTCTTTAGAGTTATCCACAGGCAATACGGACGCCTGCGGCCCACTAAAAATAACCGCAAACATATCCGGTGCATTGCCTGTGTGGGGCTGCTACCAAGTAGTAGAAGAAGTCGTCTATGACGCCCTCTTCGCCTCTGGTGCAACAGGTGCATTTACAGGCGTGTCTGTCAACGCACTCACAACCGCTGCCCTCACCGATGTATGGGCTACAGACACCCTCACAGAAGCCTACGCCGCAGATGGGGCTGCTGCCACACCAGCACAACTACTTTACATGCTGTGGGCAGGGGTAAATGAGTTCAGCATCTCAGGCGATACGATCACCGCCAAGAAATTAGATGGCTCTACTACCGCTATGACGTGGACTCTGGACGATTCCTCTAGTCCCACCTCTAGAACAAGGGCTACCTAGTGGCTAGGAAAGATATCTTTGGGCCGGGGTTCATCGGCTCAGATACCATTAAGTTCATCATTACCCGAGGGTTTGGCTCCTCATCAAAAGGATGGGCAATGGAATCTCTCATGGTGTTTCTTGTAGAAGGCGGGGCCAGAAGATTCAGCCCGGCAGACGCCCCCGGTGCTTCCTCTAATAAAGGATGGGCCTTCGAGTCCCTACAAGCCATGATCTCAAGAGGTGGACGAAAGAAGAAGTAGGCTACTTGTTGAATATTTCCTCAAAAGCGTCTTGTGCCATTTCGTCTGCCTCAACCCTGAGCTTCTGAGCGGCGGCTCTCCGATTTTTCTTCCTTATGGTGAGCGAGGCGGGCAAGTTCTCCGCTTCCTTGTCTATGGCGTTGGCTTCTCGCCCCAACTGGCCGATGCGTTTTAGCCGAGTCGTAGTTGTCGCGTCACCATCCTTGTTTTCGTAAGTCACAAAATGGTTTAGCGCACGCCATTCCTTTAGCTGCTCTTTGGGCAACCTATTGTAGTCGCCCTTATGCTCATCCTTTACGGTACTAAGAAGGCCACGCCCCCGCCTAGAGATGATTTTAGAATAGACTTCTCGACGGTTGTACGCCTTGTTAAACTCCCTCGCAAAGTGAACGGGAACCCCAAACCCAGTTGCCACAGACAACAGGGCTGATCGAGCCGCCTTAGAGGTAGAGAATTTTGCGTTTTTAACGTCGTCGGCAAAACTTAAAACTGGCGATATACCCGGTGAGTATATTTTGCCCTCGTGTCCGGTTGCGGCCTTGAGTGCTTGTCGCGCCGCAAACCCCGGCAACTGGCCCAAGGGCAGGTTAGAAAACCACGAATCAATAATGTAGTCCAAGTATTCCGCAGCGGGTTTTATTTTGTCCTTGGGTTCTTCTGGAAGTCCGGTAATCCCCTGCGCCACCATGCCCCAAATAGAACCCGAACCGATGTCATACAATTCCTTGATGGCTGCTATACCTACTGTTTGGTAAACCAATACAGATGCGGCCTTGCTCGCACCGTCTTTTATTTTGCCCTGTCGTATATCATGCACCGCCCTCAACCCAAGGTTTACGTTTTTCATCCGCTGTGCCATGAACATAGTCACCATTCGTGCCGGAACATTACCCCGCCTCGCGGACCTAGCTAGGCCAGACAGGTTCATCAAATCCATCGAGGGTTGGGTTCGGTCAACAATCTGTTCCGCTCTCGCGGCAACTGCCTTCCAGTACGCAGGCTCACTCTGCCAATCCGTCGGGATGGTGAGTTTTGATGTCTTTCCTTTTGTCCGAAGTTTTGTCGCAGACAGTTTTGTAACAAAGTAGCCCATCTTGCGGATCTTTGCCTGGGCTTCTGCCTCGCTTCCTGCCTCAACAACATCCCGAATCTCTTGTCCGTCTTCGGCCATCGCCTCAAACTTAAAACTCGGCTTCTCTTGCCCGCGCCTGATCTGATCGTTCAATTCTAACTTGGCGGCTTCCCAGATAGTCCGAATAGCCACGGCATCCATACCCCCGATTCCAGACATAAACTTATCGGTCAGCATTTTCTTGTGGATAAGAGGGTGCTGAGTAACGTCCGACAACCCCTCGGACACAAGGCCAAACCGCTGTCCAAGCAACCTGTCGCGTAGCGTAGACCAGAAATTTATCTCGTCTTGAGTGGTGTGTCGCTTTTCTTCGCCAGTAAGTTTGCTTCTTGCCGCCTCTGCCCACGACAACTTTCGTCCACCCTTCAATGCCCCCGCAATATACTTCCACTGTATCTCGCTGCTTGCGGTAGATAACGAAGTCACCTGAAACATCCAAACGCGCGGGTTTAATCCAAGCCCACCCACGGTTATATTGCGAGCCAACTGGCGAGTTGACCTGTCGTGCATTGCCAAATCAGGACCGCGCCCGCCAATGGTTTGAACAGTAAGATCATTTAGTAGTTCTTGATAATACCTCAACACCTTCGACCCCTTGGGGGATTTCCAAAGACCTTGGCGGCGTGACCTGCCAATACCATGCTCCCCGGAAAGATATTGCCTAATGGCCTCCGCTTCTGCGATGGGCCTTGCTAGATGCTGCAACCCCGATGTGAACTGCGAATGATCCATATAATCTGCCAGCGCGTCCCGAATTGCCACCCCGCTAGTCTCATCGTCAGTCCGCTCCTGAAGAATATTTAAGTGTTTTACTGCGGCTTTCCCTGATCGCAGAACCTCTGGGGTAAGTTGTTTAATTTTAATATCCTGATCGCCACGGAAACGATGGCCGGGGGCATAATACTCTCGGGTTGTTTCCACGCCGTCAACACTCAACATATACTCTCGAACCGCTGCCCCCATCGGCCCGTTGTACTGATCCCAGATGGCGTTTGAGACAGCCCGAATTATCTCAATGTGCTTCCCGCTGTAGTTTCTTATGGCATCAATATCTTCGTTAGAGATATAATACTTCTCCCCGCCCTTTCGGAACTGCAAAGGAGCCCAACTCTTCGGATTATCTTTATTGTCAACGGCAAGCACCTCTCTCCATCGAGGATCGCGAAGTGTTACCTGCAAGTAGGCTATCTCCATCGGCGTCAACGAAAGCTCTGACAATATCGGGGCTCCACCCACCTTATCTACGGGTGCGCGTTCACCGGATTTGCCCTTGATGCTTTTTTGGGACAACTTAAATACAAACCTATCAGCGGCCTTGCCCTTCCCCTCAATTGACTTGTCCTTGAGGCGGGCCAATAAACTCTCTTCCTCGGCAAAAGCAGAGGATAATTTAAGAAACTCCTTCGCCTGCGCGGGATCATCCAGGTCAACCCCCACCTGTTTAAGTGCCTGAATAAGATACCGCCGATTGTTGTGCTGCGTCTGCGACTGAGCCTTGGCTCCATCGTTAAGTTGCTTATACAAAACCTTGTATGTGGTGGATTCTTCGCCTTTTGGCCCGGCAATCATTGTTGCCATAGTCTCAGGGGTGGCGAGAGCGGTTGTTCCCCAGAACCCCTCCATCGCATCCCTAACCCACCCAAAGGGTTTTTGGATGGCGTGGTGGACTCTACCCCTCTCAGCCTGCGGCCCCACGGGAACGGGAACCGGGGCAATAACTTCAAAAATCTCTTCGGCAGACTCCAACGCTATTCGTTGTATTTCTGCCTCGGATTGCTTTCTAAAATACCCAAGATATTTTTTATTAACGTGAATTAAATTCTGCACGTTCTCGCTAATGCTATTTGCTTCTTCTTCTGTAAGGTTGTTGATGTTCTTTCGAGACAACAGCTTTGCGGTAGTTTGAAAATCCTTGACTGCTTCCGTTGGCAACTTAAACATACTGGCAGGGGCGTCGACAGTAAGTTCCATAAGCGCATCCACCTGCTCAGGGGTTGGATTGTCGCCAATTTCCGACAACAACACCCTAGCCGTTTTGCCGTCCACAGTGGTTTTAAGTCTGGCATTATCAACCACATACGGAAGCAATTCCCCAAAGATAATTTTACGCAGTTTTTCATCCTGCTTTTTTTCAGACAATCCGGGTTCTACCAAATTAGTGTCCATATCCTTTACTAAATCAGCAAACTTTTCTTTAACAAAAGGAAGTTGCGCCCTCTTGCTAAGCCTAGACAGGGTTTTCTTCAAATCTTTAATTGACTGTTTCCTTGTAACCTCTTGAATTTGTGTCTGCAACTTTGAGGCTGCTTTGAGCATTTCTTCCTGATTCTTGAAGTCACCGGCGATCTCCTCTTTAGTTAAAACCGACATCCAATCTTTTCTGGATACCCCAATTTCTCTAATAATTGCGCTCCATTCCGACTTGATATCGCCTAGTTCCTTCTTTCGCTCTCTCTGTGCCTCCTTAGTTAATTTGTTTTGAGTTCGCAGCAACTCGTATTTTTCTTTTGCTTTTTCAAGCCGCCTAACTACAGCATCAACCGTTTTTTGGTAGCTGTTCCCCACTTTCCGCATGGCGTCAATTAGTCGCTTGGCTTCTTGTGGTGTCTTAGCTTGTTGCGCTTTTCTAAACAAATACATCATTAACGAGCGTTGCTGCTGTTGCTCTGGCGTTAAACCCTTGCCTTCCTGACGGCCACTTGCAGGATACTCGGTTGTAGCAGCGGTGGAAAGCATCAGAGCGTCATACCACGCTTTTAGCTTTTGGCTAGCGTTCATCTTGCCCCACCCGGCCACAGTCTTTTCCATGTGACCGTAAAACTGCTCGACTGTAGCAGGGGCTCCTCTGTTAATGTGATCCGCTAAGAACGCCGCCCCCTTATACGTCGGGGCTTCAATAATTTTCTGTTCCTCTTCAGTCAGTTTCTTTCCGTAAATTGCCTCCGGTGCTGCGGGGTGTCTGAATATGTCCTGTTGAACCAACCGGCCCTGCTCGTCCAATATCTTTTGGACTGCTTCATAGTTGTCCTTAGTGACTTTAATGCCCAAGTCAGAAAACATTTTGGCCGATGCCTGGGCAACGGTAATTCCAGTATCTTTTACTTTGGCGTGAAGGTAGCCATAAACGGCTGACGCCAACTCTATGTCTTCTTTCGCTCCGAGTACCATTAGGACCGGTGGCGTCTTGCGGTTTGCCATGTCCTTAATAGCATTGCGCACTCTCTCGCCGGCATCTTTTAATCCCTGCTTTCGTTCAGCCGTTTTGTCTGATACTTCAAGTCTTTCGGTGGCGTCCTCTAGATAAACATCCGTGGCAACTACATCGGCTACCTCATCGCGGATCTGGGTTAGCGATTTATCCGTAACGTCTATCTTCATCCTCTGTGCCAAGCGAACTAAATCTGAGTCAGAGTATTTATCAAGAACATCGTTTGTTTCTTTTTCCCCAAGAGGTTTAACAGTGACTTCAGACTCAAGTTTATCGAGAAGGGCTTGGATCTTCTTTGGTGGCACTTGGCCGGGGGTGGTGATTGTCTTGTTGATAAAGTCTCGGTACACCGCAAATAACTGTGCCATCGCGGTGCTTGGGGCTTTCCCGGTTTCAAGAAACTTCTGTACGTCGGCCTGTACCGCTCGAAGCGTATCTTCGGGAATTGCTGCAAACGACTCGGCCCCCATCGCCTTAGCCACCTCATCGGCCAACTCAGCGTTTATTTCTGGAAGTATTTTGGCAAACTTGTCAAACACATTCGGTATTGCAGTAGCCTTGGGATCGGCAACAGCGTCATTAACCTCCTGCCCTATAGATATAAGTTGATCGGCCAGTGTCACCGGGGCAGCTACCTCTGCTGGTGTTGCAGCCTCAGTGGGGGTGGCGTGTATATCTTGAATTTCGTTTCCAATAGCATCGTGTATATCGTTCGCTAGTTCAAAAAACGATTGAACCATAGCCGCTTGTTTCTTTTTGTGCCAACCACTAAGAGGCCCGAAAACACCTTCTTCATCTAAATTCTCTGCGCGTGCCCACGACCGAAACAAATCCTCAGACAACGCTTTTACTGTTTGCTGTTTATTAGTCAGCGCGTCACTGGTTTTTCCCCTGACTTGAGTAAGGCCTGAAGATGCCAGAACGTCAGAAGTGTGTGTGTCGAACATGAAGAAAAAGTCGCCCGAAAGAAAATAGTGTGAGGTTAAATCTTGCTCTACAAGTTTATTTAACCGCTCGTCACTAAAAGTGTCTTTAGTCTCTGGATGCGACTTTATAACATCAATAACTTTGGCTTTAACTCGGTCCCGCAACCCTCTAGCGTATTGATCCTCTAACTCTACGGCTTGATCCGTTAGCTTTTCCCACTGTGCATCCGTTGTAGAATCTTCTGCTTGCTTCCTAAGTTCTTCTGATTGCTTTAAGATGGCCGGTAAATTCGCCCCCTCAGCAGCCTCAGTGGGGGCTTGGGCCTCAAGGATCTTCTCGATGATAGCCGCCTTCTTCAAGCCACGGTGATTGACACCAAGTCCTTCGGCCTGTGTCCTAAGCTCAGGAACCAACTTAGCGTTAAGGGATTCTTCGGTGTCTACAGGGGCGGTTTCGGGGGCAACCTCGGTGGGGGCTTCTACAGGGGCTTCTGTGGGAACTTCGGGTTGGACGATAGGAACCTCGGCCTCTACTCGCTCCAACAGAGTTCCCGTGGGATCTAGTGCTGCTGCGGCGTCAATCGCACCCATGCCCTTCGGATCAACACGATCAGCAACCTCTTGACGAACTAAGTCCACCTCTGGTTCCTGTGGTTGCTCCACGGGTTCTAGTGCCGCAGGCTCTTCAACTTCCTCCTCTGCGAACATCTCGCGTGTCTGCTCCAGTAGAGAGTCGGGGGCAGGCTGCTCGGCAGGTGCTTCTTGCTCTGTAACTGGATCAAACAGTTGGGCGCCGTCAGTCGTTTTGTATCCCGTTACAGATCCCTCGGCGTCCTCGATGTTTTTAGCAGGAACCTTAACGACAGTTTCCTCGTTCGTTTCTCGGTTTATTGCCGACACCTCAAAGTCTTGAACGGGCTTCTGTTCCTCGACTTCATCTTTTTCCTGCTGAAATTCTACAGCGGCATTTCCCAAATCGGCTACCGCTGTAGCAATCCAATTAAACATTTGTCGGCGTTGCTCGGCATTAACCTTAACGGGTTTGCCATCCTTGTCCCGTTGCCCCGGCCCGTGTTCCTCCCAATTCTTGCGACTGGTTGCTTTATCCGGGCCAAGTTCTACAAGGTTTTGTGCTTCTGCACGAAACATAGAAACAAATTCATGCGCCATATCAAGGCCGTCAACAACCCCAAACTTTTGACGGTTTTCCCTTGTCTCTTGAAAAGCCTTCGCGAACTCCTCGTACATTTCTGGTGTTATGTGTTCCATCTTGCGCAGTTGATTCACAAGAGATAACGCGCCCGTTGAACTTGTAATACCACCACCAAGAGACATCCCAAGAGACACCCAGAAAGTTCTTTTAAACGCTTCGTACATTTGCCTGGGCGTTGTCGCGTGAGGATCAATACCAAAGTTAGCACGAACGTGCTGCTGCAAAAACGTAGTAACCCACTCTTGCATTAACTCTGCCGGTGCGTTTTTAGCGGCAACCATGAAACTTGTTCCCAACCCTCGAATCCAATTGCTGTATTGGGCAGGGTTGAAAAATTGGCGGGCAACACCAGCACCAGCAGCGTATAGTATTGCTTCGGGTATTACCTCTGCGGCAAACATCAACATGGCCGCAGGCATCATCTTGTCTTTAGGAACCCCCAACTTTGCTTGCTCTCGAAGGGCGTTCATCATTTCTTGCGCCCCGCCCCAACTGACGCTAGCAGCAAAGGGTATAGTACCGCTTATGCCAACCAACTTAAACAAACTTCTAGCCACGGCCATCCGAGTTAATTGTGGTGCTACTTCCGCAAACACACCCTCAACCCAAGCGTAATTTTCGCCACCCAATTCTGTAGCTGCCTTGTCCGCAGCACGGTCAAACGAACCAATTATTTTCTTTACGGTGTCTGCGCTGTACCAATCCATAGAAGGGCCGAATCGCTGCTCGTCAAACGCTTGCTCCATTGACGTAAAGGCGAGGCTAGTGGCCTCCAGCACAAACTTGCCAAGGGATCGCTCAAGTATCCTGATAGGTAGATGCCTGACGGCAATACTATCTTCGTAGGAGTTTTTCAGCGTGTCTGTGATATTGCCCTCCCACTCGTATATCTCGTTCCTGTCAACGTGGGTGTTTTTCTTCCAATCGGGCGTCCCCTCTGGAATCCCCAGTTTCCTTGCGGTGGCTTCCTTGTCTTCCTTCAACCAACGCATAATGGACGGGGCGTTATCGTCGGCTCGCTGCCGTTTAACCACCTCTTCGTACCGCATCTTTTCGGTTTCTACTTGAGAAACAAAGAACGTCTCTAAGTCCAAACTTTGCCCGCCTATTTCAAGGCTACCAACAGTTTTTTGCAGCTTTTTGCCAAGTCGCCTAGCCGATTCTATTCGGTTGTAGAGAGAGTCATACAAAGATGAATGTTTCGCAGTCCACTCTGCTTGCTCTTTCTTGAACTTCTTTTTTTGTTCGGGATCTTCAATCACCCTTGTGCTTCGACGCCCACCCCGTTCGGCTCGCGGTGTCTCAATAAACCCTGGTTGCCGCAGAAAGACGCCAACCTTTTTGTCCATGAGTTCTAGCAATCCGTTAGTGTCGCTAGTCGCACCGTCTGTAATTTGTCTCCACGCCCGAGCATTTGACAGGCTTTGATCTACAGTCGCCTGTATCTCATCATCCGACAGACTGGGATATTTTCTCTTCAGTTCCCCCGCTAGGAGCATGGCATTATCGGGGGGCTGCTCAGTAACGCCTAGCAAAGATGTGAAGGCTAGTTTCCCGAGGCCTTGCAGCCAATCGGGTTTTTTTCTGCCTTCAAGATGCATACCCAGAAGAAGTCCGTCTTTTGCGGCGGCAAAGCCCGCTTTGTTTTTTTCCTTTTGCTCTAGTTTCCGTGCGTCGTACTCTGCCGCTTTTTCCGGTCCCAACTCCTCCTTCAAGCCCGCCTCATCCCGCGATCTGGTGGCGCGTTCCCTGAGCAGACGATCCCAAACATTCCATTCTTCCACCCACCCTACGTCGATATCGCCTTTTAGTTTAATTTCCTTCTGCTGAATGTACTGATCCCAGTCCTGAGAGGTTTCCAGCCTGTCCGTTTCCTGATAAAACTTGTCTTCAAATTCACCGGTACGGGGTAATGAGCGGGGGTTTGTTTTCGCTGGGCGCGTGCGCCCCTGCTCATCCCGATCTTCGCGCCAGTCCTCATCTGCGGGACGCTCCTCCATCGACTCAAGCCTAGCGTTTTTTTTCGCTAGATCATCTAGCCTAGTGTCTTTCTTGGGGGGGGGCGGTTGAAACTTGGAACGAATGAACTCGTTTACAGAGTCCTCGGGAGATTTAACTGGTGGGGCAGGATCAGATTGCAGGAAGGAAGCACCAGATTCCTGATCCCGCTGGGCGTAGAGAGCCTCTAGTTCGGCCTGCTCCTCTTCTCGTCTACGCCTCTCCTCTTCGCTCTCATCGGGATAGGTGGCTATCTGCCCGTAGTAACCAATTTGGCTTTGGCGGGGAGGGTTTGCTTGACTGTAGGGTATGTTGGATGTGCCATACGGATCGTTCAAGCCCATGAATCACCTTCAAGTGTCAACTGATGCCCAGTGTCGGGATTAACTGCCATCGACGGGCCAGAACTCGCTATATTTCCTACATCGGGCATACCAAGAGATGCGCTGCCCTCATAGTCCTCCATACGCTGTTTTGCATCTATGTTGAGTGTTCTCCGTAGTTCCTCACGCCTTGCTTTGTAGGCTTCATCGTATGCTCTATCCTCTTGATTACTCTTGTCATACATCGTGTAGTCGGATTTGTTGACTTCCTCTGGAGGAAGCCCAGGCTCGGGCGGGCGCGGTCCTGGTGTCCCTAGATAAAATTTGCCGTCAAGTTCAACAACACTTTGCCCGGCTTCTTTCGCCTGTTTTATGGACTCGTCAGTCATAGCCCCTGAGCCAGTTACCAACTTCTTCCACTCCTTGTAATCGTCCTTCTTTTCGTCATACTCTGCTTTTTCAGTTTTGTACTTGCCAACAGCACGTTCGTATTTTTGATCGTTTTCTTTCGTCTTATCGGCCAACTCTCGTGACTTGGCACTTTTCGCGGCTTTACCAGCCTCGGCAGCTTCCTTATCTATTTCCGTTTTTCTGCCTGCTAGGTGTTTGGCGTGAAGCCCACGATCAAACCCTGGCACACCGGGATCAAATCGCGGAAGCAGATCGGGCTCCTTCATTTTGTTGATAGTCTCTAGGTGCTTCGCTTTCGCCGCTGCTCTCGCAAGCATCTCATGTTCGGAGGACTCCATCTCTTTCGTTCCATCTTCGTGATAAATAATTCGATCCGGTGGTAAGTCCTGCCCGGCCTTTTCGTGCCAATCTGGATAGACTTTTCCGTTGGGAACCAACTCTATATGAACCCTAGATACCCCAGGTGATATATTTAAAGATTCGGCTCTGAGGCGGTTAAAGGTGTTAGCTCGCTCCACGGGGCTAAGTTCTTTGTAGAGTTGGCTATTCTTATCTTGCAGATCGGCCATTTGCTTTTCTAGTTCTCTTGCTTGCGCCTGCTTTTCTTGCTCCTCAAGTTGCTTATCGTACGCTTTCCTCCGCGCCCACTGTTCGTCAGACATCTGACGCCGGTGGGCCTCGCGAGCCAGTTGTGCCGGGGTGACATAACCGCCTCCACCACCACCGTAGCCCATGCCGTAGCCACCACCGTACTGAGGATAGCCACCGTACTGATCGAACGCGCTGCCCCGTTGCTGGTTGTGGAAGAACTCCCGCTGCCTGTCTAACTCAGCGCGCTGACGCTCGCGATCAGCGACCTCGCCCTCCATTAACTCAAACATACGTGCTTCTAGTGGATCAGCCATTTTTTATCCAAATACTTCAAACATAGGGATTAGGTTTGAGTCCTCCGTAATACAATCTGTCGTATCTAGCCACCTTGAGGGCATGGGCGCGCTCCCATATTTTCTGTCTTGCAGCCTGCTCCTGTAGCCCACTCCTCGCCTTTCTATTGATATAGGGTTTTTTCCATTTACTTCCTGCTGGCACAAAGACATGGGCCTTTCCCCCGCTAGGCAAATCAATATCGCTTTCCACTACTCGATGATCCTTCCACTTCTCTTCCCACGCTTTTCTCTTATGCTTGGGCAACCTGTCCCATTTCCCCCTAGGCCCGTGAATTGGCTTGTTGGCCTTACCCCTTTTCCAGCCGTGTATAGCCTCTAACTCATCCTTGCCACCAACCCAACCTCGTCCGGCAGAGATACTGCCCATCCTCTGACGAAGCCCGGCTTTTTTTTGTTGCTCTCTCTCTCTGGCCGCTACTTCAGGTGGCTTCTTGGGATAAGGTTGACTCCTTCTCCGGGCAATCGTTAGATCCCGTGGCCCCCATCGCCTACCCCCACCACCACCGCCGCCGAATCTGCCGGGTACTAGGTGAGCCATGCCGGGACGCCAATTTTGCCTATAAAGATGGCGCGCCGCTGCTGGGCCATACGTTCGCTTAAGCCATTCTAGATAAGATGCTTCCACCTTTAATTCCTTTATTGGTTTTATGCTCGGATGGTGCCAGGGCCACGTTGGGTACCATACGGAAAGCCTCCAGGGCCACGTATAGTTGGGGTTCCGTACTGCAAACTAGCCCACTGACTACCAGCACCAGTCTGATTGGGGTTAGCTAAACCCCACATACTCAAACTATGCTTTCTATTAGCCTTATCCCTAGCTTGTTGGGCGGCTAGATTCATCTGTGACTGTTGTAGGCCGATATCCTGCCCACGCTGCGCTGTTCCCGCGCTTAATTTGCCTAGCCCCATCTGCGTCTCTCTGCCTAGCCTTCCCTGCTCTGCTTGATGCCCAAGGAGATTAGACTGTAGACTGCCACGGGCTATACGCTCCGCTAGGCTTTCGCCCGACTTCCACTCCTGCGCACCCGTCCTCTCGCTAGTCTGGTGGGCGAGCATTGCTTCCTGCAACGCCCTCTGGGCATCTGTCTTGTATCTCAATCCTTCCAATTGTCCTTCAATCCCTGCACCCTGCCCCAATAACTGAGCCTCTCCCTGCGCCCCAGCAAGTTCGGCTTGTATCAACTTGTCGATATAGGGATTTGCGGGCGTTGGGCCACCATACGTTGTAAGCCCGCCCGCCATAGCTGCGTCTCGCTGTTGCTCCCCCTGTGCCATAGCGAGTTGATTAAGATATTCAGATGATTTCGCGCCGCCCCTGCGAAGACCGCCCACCGCTCGATTGATGTAATCTTGATACCCCATAATCTACTCCCATCTGCCGTCAGGACACCTACTGGTGGCCCAGGCTATCTTATTAAAGGATTTCCCTGTTTTCTTGAGCTTGCACCCACATAACTTGCAAATACCACGCACGCCTGACTTCCTCTCGAAATACTCACATGGTTCACAGATATCCGTAAATATAGCATTTGTGTCTGAATCGCTGCGATAGGGCTTTCCTGCCATTACCCAAATAGCGTATTCTCGGGCATATTCAGCGGCACGGTTCACCCACAACACCCCCCCCTCCCGAATCCTGCGTGATTACATGCCCGCCCAACAGCATCGTTCCAAAGGTTCTCTGCCCGCTCTTCCATCTCTGCTTGAGTACCTATGTCCTTGCAAAAACCCACATTATCAATTAACCAAGGGCGCGGTTCGCTGTCATACGTCTGCTCGCCTAACTTCGCAAACTCATCCCCGCCCGTCTCTTTGTTGTTCCCAATAAAGAGCTTTTCATCGCTGTAAAGGGTTTGAGTTCCAGTCAAATCTGCCTCCTGCTCATTCAAACTTGGCACAGCGGCTATCGTATCATCGTACTCGCTCCACTTCATGCTATAAATTTTCTTGTCTTTTATAGAGGCCCAGAAGAAGTAAAATTCCCACTCTTTCTCATAGGGGGCTTGCGCCACAACATCTGCGTCAAACAAACCGCCCGCCCCATTGCCCACGGCGAACCATATATTTCCATTGAGTTTAGTATTAGGCGTTGTTTCGTCCCAAAATATGCCCCACTCGCCATCAAAATCACGTTGATCAGATCCAAGGTTCTCCCACGATCCCTTTGTTACTATGCCTTCGGGCTGCACAAGCACCTCCCCTTCTGAAACGGGTGGCCCCCAATCATAAGGGGCGTTATAGTCAGACTTCAGCCAAAACCACACGTTAATTCCACCAGAAAGATTGAAGCAGGCATTATCATCATGCTCATGGAACTGCGTACCTGTGTGCTTGGAGGCCTCGTCAAGGTATCCGGTGCTATAACTGGGGGCGGTGCTAGTTAAATCCAAGGAACTAGCGGAATCCTCTGCATCGCCATCAAACTTGTAACAGGCACATGGGCAATCACAACAAGGACAACCTGGATTATTCCACTTGAAAGGCATCAATCTTTCCTAATGTGCATCAAGTAAAACCACACTATCGCAGCAATGTAGATTAAAAAGGCAAGGGCGTCAGCGGCATTTTCACTAAGACACATCGCAACTTTCCACAATTACCCAGTGCTTACCGTTGTGATCCGTCCCCAAGAGGATATACTTTTCCTCCCCTACTTCTTGGGAACTGATGTTATAAAAGGTAACAACCCCCTCTGATTGTTTCTCGGGATCTTCGGCGTCGTGATTAAAGTGCAACAACTCTGCCTCCCCGCTCCCTGGAGACACATCACTCATGCCAGTCGCGCCGCCCTTGGTGAACGCTGGATGCACACACCCCCTCCCTGCCGGGGTTTCTAAGCCGTCCAGTCCGTCATTTCCTTCAATTCCATCCACCCCTGGCCTGCCGCCAATCCCACCTTCACCGTCCTGCCCCCATCCACCGTCACCCTCACCGCCACCTAAATCGCCGCCATCGCCACCCCATCCACCGTCACTCGGCATCCCACCGTCTACACCATCGGGGAGATCGGGTTGCTGCCAATCCGAAGGCGGCAAATCTAAATTAGGGGGCGTGGGTGTGTTGATCGGATCTAACTCATTGGCTATTGCAGAAGCCATCTGCCTGAAACCGTCAGAAAGATTCTGAAGTTGTGGCCCCATTGGGGCGTTTGGATCGAAACACAAGTCCTTTGCCAAGCCTTGAATCTGTTTATTGAAGTCGCCAGAAGACATTACGAACCCGCACTTGTTATTTTAACTGTAGCGTAAGCACCTCTTGCCCGTGGGTGGGCCTTATACTGAAGGCCAGCGTCAGAATAACCCGTCCAAGTACCGGACTCTCTAGCAGCAGCATTTACTGCGTCCTCGGCAGTCTGCCCTACGTGAACGGACCACGTTACGTCACCACTACCCCTAGCAAGTGCCGCACAAAGAGATGTTAGTTTGCCCTCAGTAACGCCCTTACTATCGCCCAAAGTAAAAGGGCCAAAAACAATGTGAGAAGATATAGAGTTACTGCCATCGTCCTGATCCAGAGAGGTTTGAAGGTTCCTTAAATAGCCGTCCTTACCACCGAATACTACGCAAGACTCTGATGTAGTTGTGTTCTTTCTAGCGTGGCAGGTTGATGGGCCATGATCGGCGTGGTAGGCCACAGGCCAAAATGCCGCCGATAGCTTATCACCTTCTAATCTTGTCCTGATGTCAATGAACCAATGATCCGTACTCGAACCATCGTAGATGAACAAGTGAACACCCCTGTACCGCAAATCATACGCCATCGTCACAGTCTTAGAGGATGTGTCTATATCTAGCAGTTCTTCAGGCAACGTCTCTCTGGATACACTTGTGGGGGGCGTACCACAGCCAGGGGGCATGACGTACAAACCATCCAGACTCATAAAGAATAAATACCCGCCCGCTACAATACACCAAGCGCGTTTATCGAGTATCCCTATTTCTGGATCGAGCCTACGCGCACCACCACCCAACCCTGGATCACCCGTAAGAATCCACAAAGACGAAGTACACCCCATAACCAAACAGTTGTGATGAAAAGGAATAAGCGCAGTAATGGGTTCGCTTATCTGTCCAGTCGATACCAAACTGCCCGCAATGGCACGTTGGGAGTCGTTTGCCGTATAGTCCCAATCTAAAGGATTACCCAATCGGGACATCTTAAAGTTCTGTGGATCACTAGCCTCTATCGCTACTAGACGACTTCGCCAAGAAGTAATCATCGTGCAGTTTGTTGGCACAGAACCCATCAACCAGTTGTGATAAACCGATCTTAGGGTGTCGTCGTCGGGATCATAAACCTTTATTGTGCGAACAACACGAAACTCTAAGGTGGTTGCACCCTCTGGATTTGGCGTGGCGGCTAACGTGAGTGTAGTCGAAGATACTGCGGCAATCTTAAATGCCCCAGTTATCGTCCCGCCACTCGCACCCTTCACCACGCGAGTAACCCGCATGTCCGTGTTAATGCCAGCAGTTGTTTCCGCTACCGTCACCGTCCCGCCACTCGCACCAGCGTTATCTACCGCTATTATTGAAATGTCCCTACTTCCAAGCGAGCCTGAGAACTCGACAACTACCGCCGTTCCAGGCAGATCGCCACCCGTACAGGTAGCCTCGCCGGACGGGACGATAGACAAGCCCTCAATGGCGGCTTCAACCGTCTCCCTACTGGCGTTATACGCTATGGGGCCAGTAACCTCGGCCACAAAATCTATAGTCACCCAGAGGGCAAATGTCCCAGACGTGACAGTTGAAGAAATCGTCTGAAATTCATTACTACCGCCACCAGTAAGATTGTCGTCGTGAACGCGAATAAGAGAGCGTGGCGTGTATTTAAGATCGTTTTGAAACTCAACCACAACTTGATTCGCAGGCAGAGCGTCACTCCCAGTACTGATAAGCCGAAGGTTGTCGTTGCCCGAAGCGTCCTTCCCAATAGATGAAAGGCCGAGTAGTGCTGCCAAAACCGCATCACCGTCCGAATCGTGATCCAAGTCCACTGTCCTTGCGCCACGATAACTAAGGTAGAAAGTCCCGTCAGTCGGCGTTCCATCCACTGAAATCTGTTGTTGCTCGTTCGTTCCCACGCCTCGGGAAGTAATAACAAGACAGTGATCGTTTTTGTTTACAGCGGGCTCCAGAGTTGCAAAATTGACTCCACTAGAAGTCGAAAAGCTAACACCGTCAGGATCTATTACTCCATCTGTCCCCCTGCAAACCTCATCGTCATAGTCCCCGATATAGAGTTTGCCCCCCAAGGAACAACCGGTAAGAAGATTGCTAGAAGATAGGGTTGGAAGGGTTCCTGAACTACCATCCTCCCCATTAGCTACCTTTGTCATCGTTGATGAGTTGGACTGATACCACAACTCACCGTTGGCAGATGACAACAACTCTGTCTTTCGTACAGAGTCCTCGACGTATTGCAGAGTCTCCAGAAGAAGTATCGGGTTGGAAGTCCCGCTTATCTGCTGGCCGAACGTCTTCCCCAGGCCGGGGCGACTACCGCCACGCTCCCGGCCCTCAGTCCGATCATCGCTCCAAACATTCAGCGCAGAGGGTGTGGAATACGGGGCTTGTTGCTCGTATGCCCCCCTCTTGTCCAAGCCCTTTGCAGGCCAAGATAAGGAAATCTGACGTTCTTTTGCCATGATCCATGATTAACTAAATGCTGGGGCGTCACCTAAACCAGTGGTAGAACTACCGGCACACCACTTGTAACCACTCGTTCCGTTGGGGATGCTGAATAACATGATGCTTTCTTCAGCAGTAGCAAACGTCAAAATGGTTTCATTCGCAATGTTGTAAGTAGTATCCGCTGTGATAACGCAGTTACCGCCAGCCGTCTTAAAAGACAGGATGAGAATCTGGCCGGACTTCACAGGATCTTTCAGAGTGCGAGTTTCTGCACCAGCAGTAATTAACTCCACAACCGTCCAGTTTCCCGTAGCAGTAATGCTACCAGCATCGCCAGGATCGCCCTGATCAAAGTCCGCTTTCAATAAATCCGCTGTCATTCTGTGGCCGCTCACAAATCTTCTCCTAGTTAAGAGTTAGTTTAACGCCAGCCACATCGTCTGATGCTGGCAATAGTTTCAACCATACAACCCCATCCAACGCTGCGGTGGGGATTTTCTGTGCTTCCTGTTGAGTTGCACCCGTAATTTGAATCGCCGTTGATCCGTCAGAATCATAGAGGATTCGATAAGTTCCCGTCTCTGAGTCCGACACATAGCACGCAATGTTCTGTCCCGTCATTGAGGCAGGGCAGATGATTGTTCCCGCTTCAAATGGGCCAACTGCAATCGCAGGGGTGTCTGCAAGGGTAGAGTCCAAGTCTACGTCTATGGATACATATTGTCCGTATGCCATTTCTTTTTCCTATAGTCCTGGTATTACACCATTGATTTTAACGTAGTAAAAATTACGGCCCGATGTTCCTGGGCTAGTATCGTAATTGTCTTGTCGGGTGTTTGGATCAAGGTTGGGGCCAAGTGAGTCTGGTGTGAATTGTCGCCTATCATGGTGAACTGCTGCAACCAATCTCTCTACAAATTCCTGCTTCAAGCCCGGCTTATTCCCATCATCTAGCCTTTTATTCGCTTCCCAAAGACAAGAAGATAGGATCACCTCGCCCAGAGATTCGCCACCTAAAGGATAAGGGTTTGTAGAACTAATCTTCTCAGGCGAACGGTTATATCTGTATCTCAGGACGTACGCGGCGTCCGCGATGGGATGGAAGGTTATTCGCCACCTCTGCCCCGAATGGGTACTCTCAACCTCTGCCTTGGGCGATATGGCAAAATAGAAGGGCTTTGTGGCAGTATTGTCATTCTGTCGTGCCACCCTCAAATCGGCCTCAGAACGCTCTTGTATGGCAGTTCCAATGCTGTAGTCCGATTCATACGTTATGGGGCCGTTGATCCCGGCAAAGTCGTCAGGCAGCAAATACCAACGCCTACGAAGGGTATACGAGGAACTTGCCGCAGCAGTAACACCCGTGTCTGCTAGCGTTATTTGTGTGGTGCTTTGATAGCTGTCTATCAGGTACGTACTACCAGCCACTACAATCTCGCCGGATGTAGCGTCCTCGGCCAACCAAGAGGGCCAAGTGGATGCCGCCAGCGTCACCACGCCACTAGCCACAGTCACCGTCCCTGTAGTATCCGTTGCAGTAGTAGTGATCGTAGTAGTGGGGCGCATGAAGGACCACTCATGGGCAATGGCCTCATTGGGAAGTGGCGGTGGGTGATACACCA